GTGAGCATCACGTACCGACACAGCGAAACGCTTGTCTGTGTCGACGCGCGGCCGTTCGATCCGCAGGTAACGTTTTGATCGGTACGGGTGGCGGCAGCATTCGATCGTCCGCGATCGTTAGTTTCACAGTGGGAGGAACAGACATGGATCGAAGCATGGAAGTCCGTGCGATCAAACTGGCCCTGCAACTGCACGAGGGCCAGAAGCGCAAGGACGGCTCACCCTACATCCTGCATCCGCTGCGCGTGATGTTCGCATTCAGAGACGACACGGGGCGAGAGGGCATCGTTCTGCGCACGGCCGCTGTGCTGCACGACGTGGTCGAGGATTGCGGCGTGACGGTCGCATCGATCGCGGCCAATTTCGGCACCGAAGTGGCGGACATCGTCGACCACGTCAGCCGGCGCAAGGGCGAAATCTACGCGGACTTCATTGTGCGCGCAGGTTCGCATGACCTGGCGCGTCGCGTGAAGATCGCGGACACCGAAGACAACCTTCGCGACGTGGACCTTCTGCCCGACGAGACGGAGCGCAAGGGTCTGCGCAGGAGATATGAGTGGACGCTCGGCGTGCTGCGATAGAGACCGCGTGGTTCGCGTTGTTCGCGGCACTCGCACAGCGTCGCTCGAAGTATCGAGGCCGCGAGATCGGCGTACGAGGCGTTGGCGGTAACTCCGATCACGCCACGTCGAGACCGGGTCGTTTATCTCCGGCGACGCGTACAAGCGTTGAGACGTTTCTGGCTTCAAAGGCCCTTAGAGACGCCAAGCGGGTTCGAGTCGGAGTCGCGCGGTGATCCTGTTACTCTAAGTAGGGAGGGCCAACTATGACTGAGCAAGAGTTCTGGCTTGAGTTCTACAACGGCAGCGTCGAAGAGTTCGCCGCGCTAGTCCGAGAGTTGAACGCCGGGCAGGATCAGCCTCGACCGCTGCCCGAGACGTTCGCGGATGACCGCGCGTTTCCGGTAGGCAAGGCCGATTGGGACTTGCTCGTCGAGGCCACGGGCGAGTTACAGCGTACGGTGAATAAGGTCATTGGTGCCGTCGTCGTGAGGGACCTACAGTGAGCCGCCGCGAGGTTCCGCCCGACATGGAGTTCGAGCGCGAGGATGACGACCTGTTCGACGTGGAGATCACGGAGCAAGGGCCGAAGCCGCGTGTGCAGCGGACGAAGACGGCCTGGGAAAAACAGGCCGAGACGTGGGCCGGCCCCGAGCACGCGTTCACGTGCTGCGGCACCGTCTACCGTGCTATGACGGCAAAGGACCTGGCGCTCACGCGCATGGTCCACGAGCGCGACGTGCACAGTCGAACCCCGCGAGCACCGCTGGCGCTCGGGCAGGAAGTGTGATGTCTGACGAAAACAAGGAAGCACCGAGCCCGTCCGTCCTGACGCCGTACTTCGTGGTCGAGATACCGAGTGAGGGCGGACCCGGAGTCTACACCGACAACACGCACAAGCGCGAGGCCGTGCGCGCCATGTTCTGTGTCGCCGAGTTGGTCGACGTGGATAAGTCGACGCTATGGCGCACGCTCGGGCCGCAGGGCCTTGTGGTGCAATCGCTCGCAACCTCGTTCCTGAACAACCCTGGCCTGTTCGAAGCAGTTGGCGCGATGATGCAGTATCTTCAGAACATGGCTGAGAGGAGGGGCAAGCAATGAATGGACATGGGGAAGAGAAGTTCGGCGAGATTCGTCCAGGTGACGGCCCGAAGCGCGACGAGTGGGGCAACGACTACCGCGAGTTTGCGCTGATGCCGATGAAAGTCGAGAAGGCGTGCGATCCGACGCACTGTCGCGACCACGTGACGGTCGTGTACTCGGTCGAGCAGGAAATGCCGGCCGTATCGAGTCCGCTCGAATTGTTCGCGCTGATGCAGAAGGGCGAGCCGATTCCGACCGCGAAGCAATGGGTACCCTGCATCCGGGTGTTGAATAGTTACAACTAAGAGTAGCCCGGAGGCGGACGACCCGCTATCCGTGGTAGAATAGAGGCACGGGGGGCCTCTCATGAGCAGACGTGCTGGACGGGATACTTGGCTGTACTCGAACACTGGCAGCGGTCGACGCCTCGAAAAGAAAGTTGCGAAGGCCGAGGGCCGGATCGAGCCGCCCGCGTCTGAGTTCGTTCAGCGCATGCTCGCGGGTGCTCCCGTGCCCATGCAGATCACCAATTGGGGCGGCGTCGACAAGAGCAGCAACGTCCAGCCTATCCGCAAGATGATCCCCGAATATCCTGCCACGAAGCAGTTGAAGGACCCGTTCGAGGGTCTGTACTCGCAGGGCATCGCGCTCGAACCGCCACTGCCGCCCGACCGTCTGCTCAACCTCACCGAAGAGAACACGCTGCACTCGGGCTGTCTCATGGCGAAAGCGTACGACTCGTGCGGTCGCGGATGGGACTTCGAGCCGGTCGAAGGCAAAAAGGGCGACAAGGCGCTCGTCGAGTCGAAGTTGCCTGACAAGTTCCGTCTTGCGATGGAAGCGTTGACGCCGGAGTTGACGTTCGGCGAGATGCTGTATCAGGCCGCGTGGGAGATGGACGCGATCGGTTGGTCCGTGTGGGAGACCGTGCGCACGATGGATGGCTATGTCCCCGGCACCTACGCGCCGATCGGTGCGCTCTATCCGATTCCGTCGTTCACGATGCGCGCGACGATCGATCCGCGTCGGTGGGTGCAGATTCGCGCGGGCCGCGTGCGTTTCTTCAAGAAGTTCGGCGCGCAGTGTGACATCGATGCCGAGAGCGGCCAGGTGTACGACTGGAAGTCGCCGACCGACATGCAAAAACTGAAGATACTCGACCCGGCGCGCGTCGCGTCGGAACTGATCATCTTCAAGAGTTACACGCCGCGCTCGCTGTGGTACGGCATTCCGAAGTGGATCAGTTGCGTTCCGACCATTGCCGAGTTGACGGCCATCCGCGAGTTCAACGTGTCGTGGTTCGCGAGCGGCGGTCAGACGGACTACCTCATTCACTTCAAGGCCGACAACATCGAGACGGCCAAGCAGATGTCCGCTGAAGTGCGCCAACAGTTGCAGGAGAATCAAGGGCGCGGACACACGAACCTCGTCGTGGCCGGCGACGGCACGACCGATATGAACGTCGAGAAGTTGGGCGAGTTGCTTCGTGAAGGTCACTTCCGCTTCCGTCGCTCCGACCTGGCGAAGGAAGTTCTGATCGCGCACAACGTGCCGCCCTACCGCATCGGATGGGCCGAGACGGGCCAAGGCTCCGGGCTCGCGGGCAACCCCGCGTCCGAAATGCTGGCCGCGTACAAGTACGGCTCGATCGAGCCGATCCAGACGATCATCGAGGACCGTCTGCGCATGACTCTGTTCGACAAGGACATGGGCGTCGCGACTGGCGAGTTCCGGCTGAAACTGAAAGAGTTGGAACTGGACGACATGGAGAAAGAGTTGGACCGCGTCGTGAAGTTGGTCGACTCGGCCATCATGACGCCGAATCAGGCGCGCGAAGAGTTGGGCCTGGACCCGGTTGAGAAGGTCGCGTCGGAGTCCGGCGAAGAGAAACCGCAACAGCCGGGCGAAGAGAAGCCGGAAGGTGAGCAGGAGATCGGTCCGGACGGCCAGCCTGTGCAGAATGCGTTTGGGCCAGACGGCCAGCCGATGCCGCAGGAAAATCCGCAAGCCGCAGGCACGCGCCCGGGCGGCGATAACTCTGGCGGCAACCTCAACGGGCCTGCGGGCACGGAGGGTGAAGACGTGGGCCAGGTTGAAGCGATGAACACGTACTACTACAAAGGCGAGCCGCTCTCGGCGAAGCCGCAACAGTCCGCGCCGAAGATTGGTCCGGATGGCAAGCCGATGAACCCGTTCGGTGGCAAGCCGAGCGGTGGTGGATTCCCGCGTTCGCTCGGGCCTGATGGCTCGCCCGAGCCGGACGCGCAACAGAAATCCGTCGACAAGGCGCTAGAAGTCATCTCGTCGTTCGAGCAAACGCTGAAAAATTCGCTGCGCCGTAAGCGCGGCACCAAGTCTGCCGGTGAGGGCGAAACCCGCCGCTCAGGACGGCTCCCCCGGGCGTCGGCCCTCCCGTCGCCCTTGCCGGCAGAACCACCGAAAGAGTAAGTCATGACCGATCCGACTGCGCTTGACCTACTTGTCAAGATGGTCGAGCAACACATTGAAGAGGACCGCCTGAAGTTCGACGGCCTCAACGGCAAACTGGACAAGATCGATACGAACGTAACTTCCCTGCTCGATACCCGGGCATTCGTCCGGGGTGTCTCGAAGATGGGGGTCGCTGTCGCGTCCCTCATTAGCGGAGGCGTTGGCAGCATTATCACGATGGCTGTGGCCTGGCTTCTGCGCTCGCACTGATCAACCCGTTCAAATCCTGTTACTCTAAGTAGGAGGGACGCATGCCCAAAGTGACGGCACAAATTCCCCGCAACAGTGAAGGCAAGATTCTATGGTCCCGAGTTACAGGGTTCGCACGGTGGTTCAAATCCGCTGCCCCCAAGTCGACTCAGGACGAATTGGCCGCGCTCTTCCAGACCCGCTACGGCGTGGAGATCAGTTCTCCGGCTCTCGAATCGCTCCGGCGCACATACCGCGCGAATCAGAACGCGGACACGCTCGCGCGCGGCAAGGCCGCTGCGCAACCGCCCGAGACACCTGCCGAGAAATACGATCGCGAGACGCTGACCGCCGCTGTGCGCCGCCTGTCGTCCCGCGATACCATGTGGGAAGTCATCGGCGAGAAGGTCATCAGCGCGGTGAAGAGCATGGACCGCCAACTTCCGAAGATCACACCGCCCGTCATCAAGTTGCCATCGAAGATGCACGAGGAAGAAGCCGTGCTCGTGATCAGCGACGTGCAAGCGGGCTCGAAGACGAGCGCGCGGGAGACGGGCGGGCTCGGTGAGTTCAACACCGAAATCCTGCTCAAGCAGATCGATTACCTCGGCGACGCGATCCAGAGCATCATGAAGTACCACACGAACGTCAAGCGTCTGAACGTCCTGTTCAACGGCGACATAGTCGAGGGCGAGACGATCTTCCGTGGGCAACAGCGCGAGATCGATATGAACCTCGTCGAGCAGATCGTATTCTGCAAGGAAAACTTCGGCCGCTTCCTGATGCGCATGGCACAGACGTTCGAGCACGTGCACTGCACGGGGACGGTCGGCAATCACGGCCGGCTCGGCATGAAGGGCGAGCACTCGCCGATGTCCAACTTCGACTACCTCACGTACAAGTGGCTCGAAGAGCGCACGCGTCCGATCGAGAACATCTCGTGGACGATCCCGGACACGTGGTGGCTGATCAGCGATATCATGGGCTGGCGCTTCCTTCAGGTGCACGGCGACGACACGGGGCAGAGCACGTGGGGCATTCCGTTCTACGGCATGTCGCGACACTCGTCGCGTTACCAGGAGATGCTGCGCCTGGGCCGGCAGAAAGGCTTCGACTACATCGTCCTCGGTCATCACAGCGTCGAGGCGCAGTTTCAGAACGTCATCAGCGCGGGCTCGTGGCCGGGCGGCACCGAGTTCTCGATCAAGGGCATGCAGGCCGCAGGTGTCCCGAGCGCGCCGTTCTTCGGTGTCGACGAGCGGTTCGGCAAGACGTGGCGGCGTGACATCCAACTTCGGCCTCCGGTGGCGAGATGATCGTGTCGCTGAAGGGCATCTTCGATAACTTGACCCGCGACTACGTCAAGCAGGAGAACACACTGTTCCGCGTGATGCAGGCGCGGATGAAGTACATCCGCGAGACGGGTAAGGTGCCGAAACGAGTCTTCCTGGGCCGCGAGCAATACCTTGCGGTACGCGGCTCGATGAAGAGCAACATGGCCTCGCTGTACGGCATGGAGATATACGTGCTGCCGATCGAAGATGCGTGTTGCTGCGCGGCAGGCACGAATGACGAGGAGGCCCTACGCCCATGAAGATGACGAGCGGACGCCGGAAGCAAGAACGCCAGAGCCGAGCGTTGGATCGGCTACTCAATCCGCACCGGGACATGACGAAGTACATGACCGACCTGGAAGGAAACCCGGATGCGAAACGGATCGCGGCCTGGACCGCACGCCGCGACGCGGAGATCGCAACCCTCAGAAAGCGGACAGGGAGGATCGCGTGAAGATTTACCTTTGCGGGCCAATCAACGGATGCACGGACGGCGAAGCGAAGGATTGGCGCGAGAACGCGAAGAGCCGCTATCCTCAGCACACCTACATCGATCCGATGCGCAACGACTACCGGGGCCGCGAGAATGAGCCTGGCATCGATGCGCTGATCGTCGAGGGCGACAAGCAGGACATCATCGATTCGGACGTGCTGCTCGTGAACTACGACAAACCGAGCGTCGGCACGAGCATGGAAGTTCTGTTCGCGTGGGAGATCGGGCGCGGCGTGATCGTCGTGGCGAAGCCAGGCACGACCATCAGTCCGTGGCTGAAGTATCACGCGTCCGCCATTGTGCCGTCGTTCGCTGAGGCGTTCGCGAAGATAGAGGAGTTGCAGAAGGAAGTCAACGCCGCATGCGAGATGAACGTCATGTTCCGCTTCGACGCCATCGATGAACTGTTCGATGCGATGGACGCGTCGTGGAAGCGCATCTTCGGCAAGAGCCGCAAGTTCGACGAGTGAGTCATGAAGTACGTTCTGCTTCCGATGCCCGACATCATCACCATCGGCAAGATGGTGAAGGTGCTCGACGAGGACAGCGACGCCGACGCTGAGGGCCTACAGCCCGGCGTCTACGCGTTCGACTCGATCGGCCAGTGCTGGCAGTTAAAGTCGGACGTGACCGAGTTGTTCGCGATGTTCGATCTGAAGGATGGGCAACTTCAGAAGGATAGAGTCGAGGCGCGCACGCGGTTCAAGGACAAGTTGAAAAAGCGCCGGAGGAAGGACGCATGAAAGCGCGCAAACTGACCGCACAGCAAGCCGTGAAACTGCTCACCGAGTTCTATGAGCAGTGCCCCGAGGAGATGCAGAAGGCGTTCGGTTGGTCCCATGCGCCCGAGCAGATCGGCCGGAACGAGCGCGTGTATGAGTTCCGCGACCGGGTCGAAATCCTGGTGTCGCCGTCCGAGGGCGAGGGCCTGACCGAGGAGCGGGAGCGCGTCATCGGGTTCGGCATTATCGAGATGAACACCCGCGACGCGGCGGACACTGAAGCGTTCCTGTCGGCCGGCGTGTTCCCGGCCTATCGCCGCAAGGGGTACTGGCACAAAATCACAGCCTGGACCGTTCAGAAGGCGAAGGACCTGGGGGCCGACTACGCGAGCCGTGTGGTCATGAAAGAGAACGAGACCCACTACAAGCGGAGCATGCGCGAGGCTCACGACGAGAAGTCCGGCTGGACCTACGCGGGTGATCATTGGTACCCCGCGCCCGGCTACGGCTACTTCGTGTATGACTTCGATACAAAAGACAAGACCCCATAGGTTGTACAGTAATCTCAGTGTCGGGCTCTTCCTGTGGTAGAATAGAGTTACAGGAGGGGCCGTCTCTGTGCTGTCAGTAGACGTTTCGCCCGTGCCCACACAACTATACCAGGATGAAGTCGGCGTCACGCTGACGTTCACAATCACTCTGAACGGTGTTCCTGTCGACCTGACGTACTCGGACGTAACTCTCGAAGTCGACGGCAATCCGCGCTCTCCGTTTGAC